ACTCTAACCACCGACTCCGAGTCGAACGCAGCTAAGATTGCGGCCGTTGTTGGCCCTGAGGCACTTGTTGCTTCTGGTGGTCACTCGACCCCATTCGAGGTTAAGTACGACATCTTCGGCTTCGGTGTAACCGACCGTCCAGTTCGTGACGCTCTACCAAAGTTCCAGGCTGACCGTGGCGGTATCCGCTTCATCACTCCGCCTGCTCTTTCGAGCTACGCTGACGCTGTTGGTGTATGGACTGCTGCAACTGACGCAGACCCACAGAGCGCTACCAAGACCAGCCTAACCGTGTCGGCTGCATCCGAGAACACCGTATCTACTGACGCTGTAACCCTACAGCTACAGTTCGGTAACCTAATGAGCCGCGCTTACCCAGAGCTAATCTCTCGTCACAACGAGCTAGGTCTGATTCAGCACGCACGTGAGGCAGAGGCAAACCTTCTTTCGAAGATTTCCGCTGGCTCAACCGCTGTAAATGCTCACGTTGCAACCACTGAGGCTGCAAGCCTTATCGGTTTCGCACGTGACTTCCTTGTGCAGATTCGCAAGGCAGCTGTTGCTTACCGCTCACGTCACCGTCTATCGACCAACACCGTTCTAAAGGCGATTGTTCCTGCATGGATTTTCGACGCTATGGCTGCTGACCTAGCTCTATCTATGCCTGGTGACAACACTCTAGGTGTCGGTGAGGCTGAAGTTCGTGGCTACCTAGCTTCGAGCAACGTTGACCTAGTGGCTTCACTAGACCTAAACGTGTTCGGTGCTCAGTCTGGCTCTGCAGCTAAGCTGCTCGAGTTCCCAGACACAATCAACTGGTACCTATTCGCTGAAGGTACCTTCTTGTTCCTAGATGGTGGAACTCTTGACCTTGGTATCATCCGCGACTCGTCGCTTGTTGGCACCAACGACTACAATATGTTCGTTGAGACCTTCGAGAACGTTGCTAAGGTCGGTATCGAGTCTCTCGCTATCACCTCTAACATCAGCGTTAACGGTGTTGCAGCTGCTCTGCGCGACACCACTGGTGGCGCAACTGCTGCTGCCATCGAGGAGTAAAAACCTCACAGCTGAGTGGGTGGCCCCTTCGGGGGCCACTCACAAAGCACAAAAACTTAAGACTTTAATTTAAGGATTTTAAATGGCTTTCCCAAATAATGGCGTTGTAGAGGCACCTAAGGTTGTGCCCTCCGCTTTTGGCCTACTTGCTGTAGTCAAGCCAGAGAATTCAGCCGACGAAGACCGTTGGATTAGGGGATTCTCTCAGGAGTGGGAAACAGAGGTAAGCAACCTCGTAAACTTTGACGACACCGACACTACTTACGACGTCGTTAAGGAGATTACTTCTCCAATACGTTACAAGAGAATTAAGCCATTCTTTATTGAAGTAACTGAAGATTTATCTACTTTTGGGTTCTTAGGACTTGACCGTATCTCCAGAATTACCCGTCAAATCGAAGCTGGCTCGCAGAAGGCAATGGAGCAAGAACTTTGGGACGGATACATCCGCAAGACTGAGTCTCACGACAACGTTGCATTATCAGATGCATCTGCAACTATTCTCGGTGGTGGAACTGCTTATTCACCTAAGCGTGCTTTAGCCCTACTAGAGCAGGGAATCGCTGAAGCATCTCAGTTCGGCGAGCAGGGCGTAATTCACATGACCCGAGACGTTGCTGCTTTGCTTTCTAGCAACAGCCAAATGTTATTCCACGACAAGGAAAAAGAGCACCTACAGACTTTGGGAGGAACTCCAGTTGTTGTCGGAAACGGCTACTCTGGTAATGGCCCAGATGGCGATGAGAATGCAGAAGCATCAGCCACTAACAAATGGATTTACGCCACTGGCACCGTTCGCACTTACGTGGGCGATGTTGACGTCGTAAACGACAATCTAGCTCAGGGCTACGACGTGTCGGGTAATCAGAATGACATGCGTGTTAAAGCAATTCGCCCAGCTGCGGTTTACTTTGACACATCAATCCACCTTGCTGTCCGGGTCGACCTGACAGCCTAATAAGAAGGAAGAAAGCTGAATGGCTACTCAAGAATATGCAGCCAGCATCCAAGGCGTGGCAATCCGTGTCACACGCCTTGACGCTGATGGCAACCTACTAAACGGACCTGGTGACAGCTACACTACGTCAGCTTTCATGCGTGTCTCGTTTACCCCAGAATACGAAGAAGGCGACGAAATCACCGAGAAGTCTGCAAATGGCACGGTTTGTGTGACTTACAAGGCTCCTGACACCTTGAAGCGTATCACCATGGAGCTTGCAATCTGTGAGCCAGACCCAGAGCTTTCGGCTCTATTGTCTGGTGGTCTGATGCTACGCAAGAACCTTGGAACTGCTGGTGACACCAACTACAAGACTGTCGGTTGGGCCGCTCCTGGTGTTGGTGACGACCCTGCTGGCAACGGTGTTGCTATCGAGGCTTGGTCACACGCTGTTAAGGACGGCAAGAAGTCTGGAACTCTTCCATACTTCCACTGGATTTTCCCATACGTGAAGATGCGTCAGTCTGGTGACCGTGTAATTGAAAACGGTCTATTGGCTAACACATTCGAAGGCTACGGCCTTGGAAACTCTGCTTTCGGAGCAGGTCTAGACGGACGCTGGGAGTTCCCAGTTGCTGCAGAGCGTCCTTACGCTTACGCACGCACCTCATGGGCACCTACTGGTTTGAATGGCTTCTACACATGGTCAGACAACACCACTGAGCAGGTATACTTCACCAAGTCTGGTGTTCTAGACGCATCTACTGTGACTATTACTAGTGCAGTAATCGAAGCTAACACCACCTCGGCTATCGTCACCTTCTCTGCTGACCCAGAGCTAGAGGCTGGCGATGTTCTAAAGGTATCTAACTTAGGACCTGCGTTTGACCACGGCGGTGCAACTGTAACAGCAGCTAACACAACTACTGCTACATACACCATCTCTGGTTCTGCTCCATCTGCTCAGGTGGCAGCAACTGTAGGCGCTAGAGCAAGAATCCTTGTTCTTAACGCAACCACAGAGCTACCTAGCTACGCTGCAGTTACCTCCCTAACCAACGGTTCTGGCGATGACAACTACAACGTTCCTGGCAACATCAACTACAACGCTGACAGCGCTGTAGACAGAATCATCGTCTCGAACGAAAACCCTAGCTAGTAACTAGTCGACACGGGCGGCACGAGTTGGAAACAGTTCGTGTCGCCCGTTCTACTAGAGAGGACATAAGATGAGCGTAAAGTGGATTGAGAAATCTGAAATAGGGGATTGGCAATACACGGAGTATGCCGATGAAGCCGTCCAGACTGCGTCTTACCTACTTTGGGCTATGTCTGGTAGAAAATTTACTGGAACTACCACTGTCACTGAAAGATATGTTTGCGCTAAAAGGGCTTACAGATTAGGTGCTTCATCTAAAAACTATGGCGCAGTTCTAGTAACTGGAGATGTATTCAACATTCCAGTAAATGATTTTGATAACTATGCTGAACTTGTTGCAGATGGATTATCCCCAGAGTCTAGAATCAGACTTAGAGGGAAGAATGTACAGCAAATTCACTCTGTAAGAAATAGAGAGGGTCAAATTTTAGACCCTTCCAGCTACTACTTAGTTGACCACTCTGTCCTACAAGCAACCGCTGGAGTTCCTTGGACTCCTTGTAACGTAGAAGTTACTTATACTTATGGCTCTCCCATCCCAGCTGCTGGAAAAATGGCAGCTCGAACTTTGGCAATAGAGTTTGCCAAGCTATGGTCTGGAGATGATGATTGCATGTTGCCTCAGCGTGTAACTTCTATCTCTCGTCAGGGTGTCTCATACACACTTCTAGATAGTCAAGATTTTATTCAAGAGCTTAGGACTGGAGTCTACGCCGTAGACCTGTTCCTCAAAACCGTAAACCCTGACGGAGCTAGAAAAAAATCTAAAGTATTTTCTCCAGACACTCCTAGGGCTAGAAGATATAACCCAAGGTCTAATGTTTTAACTGCTAACGAAAATTATGACTTAACAGTTATTAAGAGTTCCCCAGCAACTTGGACATCTACAGATACTCCAGCCGACATTTCAATCTTTTTTGAAGAAGAGGGTTGGGAGCCACAGTTAATTTTGAATAACTACAGCGGCAGTAAAAGTGTAGAAGTGCCTAGCTCTGACATCACTCTTAATACAGAAGATGAGGCTCTGTCTTTCTCGATTTCTTACACTAACGCCTACAATGCTTTAGGTATAATAGACCCAGGAACATGGACTCTTTATGCTACTAAGACTGTTGGTGGAGTGGAGAACGTTTCCGAGATTGCAACAGGAAACTTAAAAATCCAATTACATAGTTAGAGGTAAAAATGGCTAAGAACCCGAACATCCAGACAAACTTCACAGCTGCTGACATGCTGGGAGCTAAGAAGGATACTCCTAAGAAAAAGAAGAGCGCACCAACTCCTAAGGTAGAAACACCTAAATACGAGCCAAAGACAGTAAAAACTGCTTCTGCACCTAAAATTAAGGCAGAACCTGTGGTTGTCGAATCAGTTTCTGAAGCCCCTGCACCAGCTGTAGAGGTTGTAGAAGACGTAGCTTCTAAGACTGACGGGGAGTAGTTTATGGCTACCGCTATTGACATAAGCGGTGTCTCTGAAGATGCTACTAACCTCAGGGACATGCTAGAGGGTGTCCTTGAAAGAGTCGAATCAGTTTTTCAATCCCACAATGTGAATCTTCCTTCAAGAAGGTATTGGACACTCGGCGACCAACCAGCGATTGACTGCGAGCAAGTTGTAGTTACCTTACTTCAACTCTACCTAGGCCCTCCTGGTGCTCAGATTAGTCAGCCACAAAGATGTAACCAACCTAGAACAGCTACTTTAGCTATCTCTATTTCCAGAGAAGTTCCAGTGGTAGGCCAAAACGGTAGACCTCCTAGCGCTGAAAAATTGTCTCTATCGGCTTCTTATGCTGCAATTGACGCATGGGTTCTCATGCAATCCGTAAATCTTTTTGACATGTGGGATGAGACTGGCTATGGCTTAGGAGTAATAGCTACTCTAGAGACTTCCCAGCCTGAGGGCGGATTCCAGACTGTAGTGCTGCAGATAACTATGGCGGTGCCATAAAAATGGTAGTCAGCATCGCAGTAAGTAATTTCAGTGTTAATAAAGTTGGAATGCACACTCTTCTAAATTCTCCCAAGGGTGAATTAGGAAGTCAAATATCAGACTTAGGCGATAAAATTGTTAATAGTGCAAAGCTCCAAGTAGGTTACAGGACTGGAAGACTTCAACGCTCGATTCACAAGAGACACTTAGGAAATTTTACTGGTCAGTATCTTTGGATTGGCACTAAAGTTCCATACGCTTTAGCTCACCACGAAGGTACTAGACCTCATGTTATAGTCCCAAACGACCCTTCAGGTAAATTGGTGTTTTTTAAAGGTGGCCGAATGGTGGTAACTAAAAGAGTGATGCACCCCGGCACTAAAGCCAATAAATTCCTGCTACAGCCACTAATCAGACATTTTTCTAGCCTGTAAAATATAACAAGAACTAGATGTTCTCATGACATTAACGGTAAGAAAGAAGTTATAAAGATGGCTAAATTCAAAGACTTTGGTGCTGGAAAAGCAGTAAAAACAGAACCTATCTCATTCAAAATTCACGAAGAAGAATTCAATTGCATTCCTGCAATTCAGGGAAAAGTAATGCTCGACTTGGTTGCCAGAAGTCAGTCTGATGATGCTGCAATTCAGAGCGAGACAATTGTTAAGTTTTTTGATTCAGTGTTGGAAGAAGAGAGCTTAGTCAGATTCAACTCGCTACTCGAAGACAAGCATCGAGTGGTAGACGTTGAGACTTTGGGCGAAATTGTTGCATGGTTAATGGAGCAATACACTAACCGCCCGGAATTGCAGCCAGAGGACTAATCACTTGGGCTGTAGACCTCTGGCCATACGTTAACGGGAAGGCCCTGTTTGCGGGCCTTGAACTAAGAGAAATGGAGGCGTCAGACATGCTGGACGTAGTTCACTACTTCTTTGAAGAAGACATGAATTATTCCACAGCTGAGCAAGCCAATTCTCACGGTCAGACTCGTCAAAATATGTATAAAGCGCTTTACGGAGTGGACTACTCATATTACGTTGCCCCAAAAAATTCTGGGGCTAAGTCTTTCGGTGAAGGACTATCTACTGCTGACGGCTCTAGATTAGACGTACCCGAAGATGGATTTGAAGATGAACCAGTAGTTCCATTCAACCCGAAGGGCGCTAAGCCAGACACTAAACCATACTTCCCTGCCACTCAGCTAACTGGAATCGACTCCAACCCATTTGGTGGCGTATTAGATTCCCCGTTGGGATACTAGGGCGGTGAGCACTAAATGGCATTAGTCGGCGAAGCCCACATTATTGTAAAAGCTATCACAGATGGCGTAGAAAATGACATTAAAAAGTCTTTCAATAGCAGCGGTCTTTCTCGCTCAGCTTCAATGTCTGGAAACAGAATCGGCCAATCTTTTAGCAATGGAATAAGGTCTGGAACTAGGAGAGCGAGCGCCAGTCTCACGGATGTAAGTGAGGCGATAGGTAGGTTGGCCCCAAATGGGGTGGCAGCTCTGACTCAAATGAGAGGCTTGATTACCCATTTCAACATGTTGGCTCCTGCCGTAAACATTGCTCTAGGTGCTATTGCTGCCCTTGGTGGCGGCATCGTATCTCTGATTGGCGCTATTGGTGGCGGTGCGATTGCTGGAATTGTCGGCTTAGCTGGTGCTTTAGGCGCTCTAGGAGTAGCGGCTGCCGTCGGAATGACTGCTCTTGGAGGCGTGGGGAAGGCCGTGTCCGCTTATTCCCAGCAACAATCTAATGCTGCTAAAAAAGCATCTGACACCGCTAAAGCTGTTGCCGATGCTCAGAGACGTCTGGCTCTGGCCCAAGAATCTGCCCTAGAGCGACTCGTGGACGCCAATAAAAGGGTGGAGCAGGCTCAGCGTGCATATAATGATGCAATCAGAGAGGGCTCGGAAGAGTTACAACAATTATCTTTTGACTCTGAAGATGCTGCTATTGCTGAGAAGCGTGCTGCTGTAGAGCTAGAAAAAGCTAGAGAAACTTTAATTAGAACTGCTGATT